GGGGGGGGAACACGCCTATTGTCCTCCAGTCCTGTTCCGGCAGGAGCAGTACGGGAGCTATGTCCAGGGAGAAGTGAGCGCCACTCTGGTGACACACAGGACCTACCTGACCCTGAACATCGTGGCCCAACATTTACCTACCGCAGACAAAAGTTCGGCGTCTTCCTGAAGGATCAGACTACCGGAACTCTGCGGACCATGGATGGGCGGGACCCGTCCATGGTGATATTGGAAACGGAAGGAGGAATTTGATGTGCAGTCCTATGGGTTGGATTGCAGAAACGGAAGCATCATCCCGGAGGGGACGCCCACCCTCCAGGCCGTATGCGGAAAGTCCGCCAATGGGGGGGTATCGTGATGAATGATGCGGAATATATCGCCAGACGGATCACCCCCGTTGAGTGTGCAAGGCTTCAGGGGATGCCGGATGACTGGTGTTCCAAGGTTCCTCACAAGGATGCCGCTGAGTACAAGCTCTGGGGCAACGGAATGGCCCTTCCCTGTATCCTCTACATGATGGAGGGTGCGGCGGAGGTTCTTCAGAGAAGGCAGCTGGAGCAGCTGTTGGGAGGATGAGCCTATGATCTACATTTTCGACTGTGAGGTCTTTGCCTATGACTGGCTGTTCGTGTTTATGAACCGGGAGACCGGAGAGTACACGGTCATCCATAATGACAACGATGCCATCAAACAGTTCATGGATCAGGAGCCTATCCTATGTGGCTTCAACAATAAGCACTACGACAACCACATTCTGAAGGCCATTCTGTGCGATGCGGACCCGGTTATGGTCAAGTCCATCAACGACTTTATCATCGTTCACGGTCACAACGGATGGGAGAACCCCTTTCTCCAGCAGTACAAGGTATTCTTCGACAGCTTTGACCTGATGGATGATTGCCAGATGGGCCTGAGTCTGAAGGCCATCGAAGCCCACCTGGGTATGGACATCCGGGAGACAACGGTTGACTTCAACATCGAACACCCTCTCTCCCAGGAGGAACTTGACGAGGTGGTCTTCTATTGCAAGCATGATGTGTTCGCCACCAATGAGCTGTTCACGCTTCGGAAGGACTATCTGAAGAACAAGATCACGCTGGGCAGAGAGAAGAACATCCCGGATGCCCGGGCGCTGTATATGACCAATGCCAAGCTGACCGCCGCCTATCTGGATGCCAAAGCCCAGCCCCACTACGATGAGCGGGAATACCGTTACCCCGCCACTCTGCTGACGGAGTACATTCCCCCGGAGGTATTTGCTTTCTTCGATAGAGTCCACGATATGTCCATCCCAGACGATGTGGTGTTCTCCGAAAAGCTGGAGATCATGGTCGGAGGATGCCCCTGCACCCTGGCCTACGGCGGAATCCACGGAGCCATTCCCTGCTATCTGGAGGAAGCCACGGAGGATCGGTCGATCCGAAACCGGGATGTGGCAAGCTACTATCCCCACCAGATGACCCTGAATGGGTATTGCAGCCGGAATATGCCCTCCCCGAAGACCTACGCCGATACCATTGAGCGGCGTGTCCAGGCCAAGAGGAGCGGAGATAAGGCCACCGCCAATGCTCTGAAGCTGGTCCTCAATACCACATACGGAGCCATGCTCAACCAATACAATGATCTGTTTGACCCTCTGATGGGCCGCTCCGTGTGCATTTCCGGTCAGCTTCAGCTGCTGGAGCTGGCTGAGCATCTGGTACAGGATTGCCCCTCTCTGAGAATCATCCAGCTCAACACCGATGGCATCATGGTAAGCCTGGACAACTGCGATGTGGAGACCTACAACGACATCTGCCAGGAATGGCAGGATCGTACCGGCTTTGAGCTGGAGGAGGACTTCATCCGCAAGATCGTTCAGAAGGATGTCAACAATTATGTGGAGGTCCCCATTGAGGGTGAGCCGAAGATCAAGGGCGGAGTCCTGGTCCGTGGCATATCCCCTGCCGGTGCCTTCAACATCAACAACAACGCTACCGTGATTGCTCGGGCGGTCAAGGACTACCTGGCATACGGAATCCCTGTTGAGAAGACCATCATGGAATGTGACCGTATTCTGGACTTCCAGCTGATTGCAAAGGCCGGAGGCAAGTACAGCGGTGCATATCACATGGTAGATGGAACCATGATCCCGGTCCAGAAGGTGAACCGGGTCTATGCGACCCCCTTCTCCATTGAGTACGGATGCCAGTACGGGACCCTGTATAAGGCTCATGCCTCTACCGGGTCAGTTATGAAGGTGGCAGGTATGCCGGAGCATTGTGTCATCGACAACGACAATCACATGACTATTGATGTTGTGGATCGTATGTGGTACATCCGTCAGGCCCGGGAAAAGGTTGGTGACTTTCTGGGGTACAAGCCTCTGAAGCGAAATACCCGCAGAGTCAATAACCTGAAGAAGAAAAGTCTGGCTATGCTGGACATCGAAAAATAAGGAGGAAATTAAAATGGCACCCAAGAAAACTGAGAACGCTACCCCCGCAATCGAGATCAAGGACATGAATGTCTGGCAGAAACTTCAGGCGGTCCGCATGGAGTTCCTGGCGGCAGGAAGCAAGAAGTCCGGCAAGAACCTTCACGCCGAGTTCACCTATTTTGAGCTGGTGGACATTGTTCCCCAGGCGGAGGCCCTGTTTACGAAGTACCACCTGTCTCTGATCCCCGCGTTTACGGATGAGATTGCTGTGGCAGATGTCGTGAACACGGATGACCCCCAGCAGCACATCCCCTTCAGCATCCCCATCCGCTTTATCGCAGAACCCGCCAAATTCCGCATGAATGAGGTCCAGGGTGTGGGTGCCGTGGTCACCTACTACCGCCGCTATCTCTATATGCTGGTTTTGGACCTGGTGGAGAGCGATGGCTTTGATGGTCTTCCCGTTCCCGAGGAAGATGAGGGTCAGGATACTCCCTCCCCCAAGTCAACGGAGACTCCCAAGACCAACCGCCCCGTTACTCCCGCTGAGCGCAAGGAGATCACTGAGCAGCTGACCGGCTCCGAGGAGATGGCCTCTGCGGAGGAAATTTCCGAACTGAAGGAAAAGCTGAAACTGCTGCTGGAGCTGGACCCGGAGCAGGAGTCCTTTATTCAGGAAATCGCCCTGAAGACCAACAGCTTCCAGGAGATCAAGCGTGTTGCCTGTCTGGCCCTGACCGAGAATGTGGCTGATATGCTGGACGGCTATACCAGTCAGGAGGGTTGACCATGGAATGGCTGGACGGTCAGAGAATCCAGGTCGTTCCGCCCAAAAAGCCGAAGAAGCTGACCGGAACCAGGTTTGCTTCCGTGCTGGGGCTGAACCGCTGGTCCACTCCCTTTGAAATCTGGTGTGCCTGTACCCGTACTTATGAGGAACCTTTCGAGGACACGAAGTTCACCATCGCAGGTAAGGCCATCGAACCGAAACAGGCCCAGTATATGAAGGACGCCTACTTCATGCGGAACCTGGTCACTCCGTCCGACATCTGGGGTGAGGACTATTTCCACAAGACCTATGGTGACTTCTTCCGGGATACCCCTGTGTTCGGCGGTATGTGGGACTACCTGCTTATTGGCAAGGACGGAAAGCCCACCACTGTTTTGGAGATGAAGACCTCCCAGCGGTCCGAGGACTGGAAAGATGACATCCCTGAATACTACGCCCTCCAGGCGGCGCTGTATGCCTACCTTCTAGGTGTGGACAGCGTTATCATGGTGGCTTCCTTCCTGGAACCGGGTGATTATGACAATCCCGAGAAGTTTGTCTGCACCGGAAAGAACACCATCACCAGGCCCTTCCTGGTGTCTGAGCGGTATCCTGACTTCGAGAAGAAGTATGTGAAACCTGCTTTGAAATGGTGGAAGGACCATGTGGAAACCGGCATTTCTCCCGCCTATGACGAGAAAAAGGATGCCGACATCCTGAAGGCCCTTCGGACCAACAACCTGTCCCCGGAGTCCGACATCACCGCCATCGTCAAAGAGGCGGAGGAGATGAAGGAAAAGCTTGACAGAGCTGCCGCAGACATCGCTGCCGATGAAAAGCGGTACAAGACCCTGACCGATATGCTGAAGAAGTATGCACAGGGCCAGTTCAGGGACGGGGATAAGCAGGTCGATCTGGGAGGCAGCAAGTACAGTTTCGTGATGTCCCGCACGGACAGCATGAAGGTTGATGAAGCCGCCTTGAAAAAGGCAGGACTCTTTGACCAGTATGCGGTCCCCAAAACCACCTATACCCTGAGAGTAAAAATGAAGGAGGAAGAAACAAAATGAAGTTCGAGAAATTTGTCAAGCAGCTGGGCGGCTCTGGCGTGATCCAGACCCGTGAAAATGGTGAGAAGTGGCTTGCTTCCGCCACCTCCATGCTGAAAATCCCGGATCAGATGGGCGGCATCATCGCTGAGAACATCGTTCCGATGCCCACCAACATCGAAGCCATCCTGCGGCGTGAGCCTACCGGGACCCCCGCTTTTCTCAGCAAGGCGATCCTTCCCTGCGGTGACAGCTCCATCAAGGACTGCATCCGGGTGTTTGCCGCCAATGAGAACCCCAACAAGCTGAAGCTGCCTATCTCCAACGATGACTACGGTCTCATCGACTTCCGCCATGACCAGGTGGAGATGCTGACCAACTATGATCTGGAGACCGAGGAGATGAGTGTGGTGGCGCTCCTGGTCAAGCGGCCCTACATCAATGACGATGCGGAGCTGATCGGCGTTATCTTCCCCATGGCGGACTATGTTGACAATATTTAAGGAGGAAAACGATCATGGCTAAAATTGCACTTTCCAGCGGCTATTCCCTGGTTCCCGAGGGAACCCATGTCTTCAAGATCACGGATGTGAAGTACAAGGAAGCCTTCGGCAAGATGGAGATTTACATGGAGACTGCCAACGGCACCAAGCACATTGAGCGGTTCTCCCTGCTGAATAAGGACGGAACCACCAATGACGGCGCCATGTCCGCCTTCAGCTATCTCGCAAAGACGGCCCTGGGTGACTTCGATCTGACGGAGATCGACCACAAGGACCTGATCGGTCACTACTTCGAGTGCGAGGTCACGCACGATGAGATTGAGTCCAACAAGACTCCCGGCAAGATGCTGAAGTTCGTCCGGCTGGGCGATAAGACCCCTGCTGACGGCTTCAAGGATGCCCCTGCTGCTGAGCATAAGGAAGCTCCCAAGACTGCGGCGGCACCCAAGAAGAAGGTCGATCTGAGCGCCCTTCTGGGCTGATCCTGGCAAAGAGAGGGCGGGGTACGCCCTGCCCTCTCCAATGCCTATCTCAATATTCTTTGAACAGATAGGAGTGGAGACTCATGGCTATGACAAAGGTAGCCCATCATCGCATGATTTGTGATGAGATCAATGAGCTGTACGCCAAGAAGAATCACGATTATGGTGACAGCTTTGCCCAGTCCTTCCGGGAGGAAGGCATGGCAATGGTCCGTATCCGGCTGGGAGACAAGTTCAACCGCCTGAAGGCCCTGACCCGTGGTGGAGAACAGAAGGTGTCGGATGAGAGCATCCGGGACACTCTCATCGACCTGGCGAACTACGCCATTATGACCGTTCTGGAGATGGAGGGTGAGAAAGAATGACCGGAAATGAATATCAGGGTGCCGCCCTCAGAACGGCAAGCGGCATGAACTATGACCACCACGGCATGATTATCAACGGCGCTCTGGGGCTGTGTGGTGAGTCCGGCGAAGTGGCTGACATCATCAAGAAGGCTACCTTCCAGGGGCACCAGCTGGACAAAGAGCATATTGCCGAGGAACTGGGAGATGTGGCCTGGTATCTGGCTATCACGGCTGCCGCAATCGGCAAGAACCTGGATGAAATTCTGGAGGCCAATGTTGCCAAGCTGAAAGCCAGATACCCGGACGGCTTTGATGCTGACAAGAGCATCCATAGAAAGGAGTACGAACATGAAAATTATTAAGCCCAGTTTTGAAATCCTGACTCCCCTGAATGGCAAGGCCATTCTTCAGCACATCGAGGTAGTTGGTCGTGTGTGCTACAAGTCCGAGGGCAAGATCACGGACACCAGCTGCTATGACTTTGTAAAGAAGATCATCGCCCGGGGCCATGAGGCCGTGCTGGAGCATTATTCCTTCTCCGTCAAGTTCATCTGCGACCGTGGTGTCTCCCATGAGATCGTACGCCACCGTCTGGCGTCCTACTGCCAGGAATCCACCCGGTACTGCAACTACCAGAAGGACCAGTTCGGGAAAGAGATCACTGTGATCTCTCCCTGTTTTCTGGAGGAAGGCTCCACCTCCTACTCCGAATGGGAAAGCGCCTGTAAAGCTGCCGAGTCCAGCTATATGTGGATGCTGGATACCGGCTCCACTCCCCAGGAGGCAAGGGCTGTTCTGCCCAACTCCCTGAAGACGGAGATCGTGATGACCACCAACCTGAGAGAGTGGCGCCACTTCTTGAAGCTCCGTACCTCCAAGGCGGCACACCCGCAGATCAGGGAAATTGCCATCCCCCTGCTGATGGAGCTGAAGTCCATCATTCCCGTGGTCTTCGATGACATCGTGGTGTGAGCCATGTATGTGAAACAAGCCTTCGGTAAAGTTTTCGGAGCCACGCTGACCTCAAAGGAGAAGAAGGCCCTTGATATTGAGATCAACAGGCAGATTGCAGAGGCGGATCGGCAGCATGAGGACAACATTGATGCCCTTGTTTTGTATCAGCTGAAGGTCCAGCTGGGGTTCGGCCCCAAGCGTCTGCGGAGGTTCTATGAGAATTTTGCTCCTGCCCTGGAAGAACTGATCCGGCACTACGAAATGCCTGACTCCCCGGAATGGCTGTGCAAGGAGATGCTGAAGCGAGGCGGAGTAGATGTGGAGGCATGGAATAAAGAAAGGAGCGAAACGAAATGAAAGTGCAGTCATCCGGCGGGATGGTCCTCTATCTCTACAAGGCGGGAAAGGACATGGTTTCCGCCTCTATGAGTGAGGATGTGGCCCAGAGAATTGTGGACCATTCCTCCTCCCAGGAGCTGACCGAGGAGCATCCCGGGTATCCCCTTTGCGTAGACGGGGCATTTTTCTTCCCGGTTGACGGGTCTGAAACCATAACGGGTCCCGAGGTCAAGTCCAGCCGGAAGAAGAAGAAGGTAAAGGAGTAAGAGCCATGCGGTACGATAAACTTCCCCCGGAGCTGACAGAGCTTCCCCAATGGGTATGTGTCTGGAACGGGTCCAAAATACCAATGCAAGCCGGAGAAAAGAAAGCCGCTTCCTCCGTCATGCCGGAAACATGGGCGGTATTTGATGATGCCCGTGTTGCCGTAGACGCCGGGGTGTATGACGGCCTGGGGTTTGTCTTCAACAACAATGGGATCATAGGTATCGACATTGATGCCGGATTTGATGAAGACGGCTTCCTGTCTGCGCTGAGCATTGATGTTATGTCCCGGTGCCAGTCCTACACGGAAAAGAGCCGGAGTGGTCGTGGTATCCATGTCCTTGTCAAAGGGCGTCTGCCTTTCCGGGGCAGAAACAATGGGTCTGGGGTGGAGATTTATCAGAGCAGCCGGTATTTCATTATGACCGGGGATGTGCTAATTTTCCCTGAAATCATTGAGAATCAGAAGGCTATCGACTATATCATCGCAACCTATTTCCCAGAGGTCGAAGGAGATACCGGCTGTTCTTCCCGCCGCATTTACTCCCCCACTTATCCGAAACCCACGGATGGGGTCATTCCTCTCAGGCCCACCTATCCTCCTATCGTTGAGGGTGGAAGGAACAACGCAATGGCCTCTCTGGCGGGTCAGCTCCACAACCTGGGGTACTCGAAGAAGGACATCTATCGTGAACTCTGCTTTGCCAATGAGCAAGCCTGTGTCCCTCCGCTGCCTGAGAGAGATTTACAGACCATCGTGAACAGTATCACCAAATACAGGAGGTAAGTATGCTGGAGACCTATAATGACATCGGCCTGTTGAAGGAGATCGCAGCTGACCTCTCTCACAACAGCAGAGCCAGGTGCCGTCCTCTGGAGCGGCACCGTGAAGCGAAGGATCACTCCGAAAAGAAGCGCAAGGCCCGGAAGATGGCGAAAGCCAGCCGGAGGAAGAACAGGAGGGGATGAACTGTGTTGTATAACCTGAACGGCACCCTCATCAACATCATGGAGGTAGTTGCGGTAGAATGTTCTCCCTCCAGGGATGCTTCCTATCCCTATCTTCTCACCGTGAAGATGAAAAGCGGGAACTCATACGGCGTCAAATATACCACCGAGGAAGGGCGCCGCCGTGAGCTTTTCTCTATCCAGGATGAGGCAAATCGGGCCTTCCGCAATATGTTTCCTCCCTCTGTAACCAGGGATGAGCTTCGCTCTATTGTGAAGCAGGAAATCCAGAAATCCCGCACGGAAATCCGCACTCTGAAGCATCTGATAGAGGAGGTGTTGCACCGTGGATCAGAACAAGAAAATTGACATCGCCCTGTTCATAGTAGGTCTGGCCATCACCTACATCGGCGTGTTCTTTCTGATCGACCTTGTGTGGGTTGGAGCTGAGTATCTGTTTGAGGGTGCCGTTCACACCTCGAAGGTGGACGGATACATCTGCGCTCTACTCAGCTACCACATTGTCAAGGACATTATGAGACTGGACCGGGAGGTGTCGAAGAAGCATGGATGAGAAAAAGTTTTGCCCTCTGAATCCTTCGGAGGATACGGCCCTCCCCTGCATCTCCAACAAGTGTGCATGGTGGGATGAGGACTCCCAGAGCTGTGCCATGCTGGTGTTGGCCCGGGCTGTAAAGAAAGCGAGGAAATAACCGTGATCGATGAGAAAAGCATGGAGGAGTCCTCCTTCTTTCAACTGAAGAATGGACAGTACCTCATGGATGAGGAGCAATCCCAGGTGTTCTCTACGATCATGTCTGAGCATCCTCATAACAACCCCTCCTATAAGTGGGATGAGATGGCAATGGCAGAGCTGTTCGCCAAATGCTATGCCCACAATACCGTCTACTGCCCGGAAGCCAAGCAATGGTACAGCTATGACGGCAGCGTATGGGTCAAGGATACGGGCGGCATCCTTGCCAGCGAACACCTGAAGGAGTTTACCCGCCTGATGCAGCTCTATTGCGGAGAGATACCGGAGGAGTATGAGAAGGAGTATCGGAAGTTTGTCTCCAAGCTGGGCGACCGCCGGGTCCGGGACCGTATTCTGAAGGATGCCCAAGGTGAGGCACGGGTGAGCATTACCCGGTTCGACTCTGATCCGTACATCATAAACTGCCAGAACGGCACCTATAATCTGAAAACCGGGGAGTTCCATTTCCACCGGGCCGAAGATTATTTGACCATGAAAACCTCCTGTGACTTCCCTGTGGAGTCCATGGACACGGACTTCCCCCGCTGGACCCGCTTCATTGATGAGATCACCTGCGGGGACAAGGATGTGGCTGCATACCTCCAGAGGGCGCTGGGGTATTCCCTGGTCGGCATGGCGAATGAGGAGTGTATGTTCATCGCCTACGGCAAGACCACCCGCAACGGAAAAGGTACGCTGCTGAACACCATCCACACGATCCTGGGTGATTATGCCAAAACCATCGGCGTGGACTTCATCTGCCAGAGCCGTGGCGGCAGGTCCTATTCCCAGGCCAACCCCATGGTGTGCGCTCTGAAAGGCGCCCGGTTCCTGACCATGAGCGAGTCCGATGACGCTGGGAAGTTGGATGAGGCCATCATCAAGAACTACACCGGCGGAGACCCGATCTCCACCCGGCAGCTGTACGGAGAAGCCTTCGACTTCACTCCTCAGTTCAAGATGTGGCTGTCCTGCAACACCCTCCCCACGGTGAACGACAAGAGCCTGTTCTCCTCTGACCGTGTGAAAGTGATCGAGTTCAAACGGCACTTCGGGGAGGATGAGCGGGATGTGAAGCTGAAGGAAAAGTTCCTGGAGGAGAAGGCCCGGACCGCAATCTTCCTGTGGCTGCTGGAGGGATACCAGGAGTATAAGAAGGTCGGTCTGATGGAACCCAAGAGTGTGCGGGATGCCGTCAAGGGATATGAGAAGCGGAATGACAGGGTGGCCCTGTTCTTCGAGGACCGATGTGTCCGTGAGGAGGGAGCCAAGGTATCCCGGAGTGACCTCTACACGGCATACAAGTCCTGGTGCCGCTCCAACGGCATCAATGCCAAAAGCGCCCAGAAATTCTATGAGGAAATGGACAGCTATGGGGAGCAGAAGATCGTCCACGGCATGAGACTGTATGTGGGCATCAAGCTGAACAACCTGTCCAATGTGAGTATAAAATAAGGAGGAATTATGAGTTGGGATAATGTGACCAGCACCAATGCTGATCTGAGTGTCTGTGAGAAAAACAATATTTCATTGTGCCTCGCATGGCTGAAAAAGCACGGAATCACCAAATGTATGGGACCCGTTCCATATTCAGGTATGGATATTCCGAGAGTTCTCAAAACCGGTAGATATGACAGATGCTGGCAGAGAAAGCCAAACACCTTGTCTCACCGCCAGTTTGACCACATGACAATTTATAAGAACCCGAAGACAAAGCAATGCTGGGCGGTATGCAATCCGTATGACACATCGGAGGAAAACTTCTCTATTATTCAGGAATGGTGTAAAGCAAACGATCTGTTTTGCTATATGCTCCCTGTTTCATGGTACAGCCCGGATGCTATGGGTGTAGTCATCACAACAAAGGAGGAATTTGAACATGAATAAGATCAGACGGGGCGATGTGGTCATCATGGACCTGCCCTTTGACAGCGGCAGTCACATTCAGGGCGGCAAGCGGCCCTGGGTCGTTTTGCAGAACGATACCGGGAACGCCTCCAGCCCCTGCACCATCGTGGCTCCTTTGACCACAAAAATCCAGCGCCTGGACATCCCCTCCCATGTGCCTCTGGTATGGAAGGGCATCCGGCCCAGCATGATCCAGTGTGAGCAGGTCCGGGTGGTGGACAACCGTGAGGACGAGTGGCAGTTCCTGTGCCACCTTCCTACCGAGATTATGGAGCATATCGACACGGCCCTGATGGCGGCTTTCTTCTTTACCCCCCCCGCAGAGCGAGGTGGTGATCGTCATGGAAATTGACCCCCGGGAATACTTCGGAGCTGTTGAGGATTTTCTCCGGGAGATACAGGGCCTGAAGGTCAGGAGCATCTGCATGGTGGCCTTGACAGATGACCCGGACACCTTTGATGTGGTATCCGCCTATGATGCCGGTCCGATGGAACTTGCCGCCTGTGCCGGTATTCTTCAGATGCACGCTGCCTACCGCTATGGTGAGATCAACCGTGATCCGCCCGGAAATTCCGAAGATGCAGAGGAGTGAATAATTATGCGTCTTGATTTTACGGATGAACAGTGGAAGTGGGTTGGTCAGAAATACCAGGAAGGTTACACCATCCGGGAGCTGGCCTCCCGGCTCCATGTTCATCGTGAGACCGTCCGCCGCCACCTGATGACCTTCGGCTTTATGCCCTATGCCAAGGATGAGCTGGACCCGCTGGAGGATCAGTGGGGAGAGTTCCTGGCCCTGGGAGAATCGAGATAAGTTTTTATGAGCTTCTATTTTTCAGTAGGAGAGCAAGACCCCTGTGAGGTGTATATCGTGGTGGACGGAAAGCCAGTCTTCTATAAGAGGTGCGAGACCCCTGAGATAGCCAGAGTGGTAGTAGACGGGCAGAACAACAGTAGGAGGATAGACCAGTGAAGAAACCAACTTTTCCCCTGATGGCCGTCCGGTTTCCGGAAGCCAACAGGAATTTGACTAAGCCCCAGAACATGACCGATGAGGAGTGCGGGAGCCTCTGGGTGTTTACAGATGGATGCCAATGTGTGAGCTGTTGGAAGCTGCCATGGAGGCAGAGGCTGAACATCCTTCTGCACGGCACCATCTGGCTGGGCGTTCTGTCTGGTGGCACACAGCCGCCGGTATGGATGACAGCAGCTGAGACCGTGTTCGTTAGACATGATGAAGGGTAAATTTTGAAAATGGGTGCAGGTTGGGTGCAGGTTTTTATATGTTTCTATAAAGTCTCTTATAGAGAGTAATATATAAGGGGTTTTATAGGAGGTGTTAAAATTCTGCACCCTTCTGCACCCTCCGATGAAAGGAGATCGCAATGGACGAGAAAAATTTGACCAAGGAGAAGAAGCACCGCAACAGACCGGACCTGGAAAAGTTCGGGCAGGAGTTGGTGAAACCGGGAGACAATGCGAGGTATCTACGCCATGCCCTGGGAGCGTGGGACCTGCCTCCGCTGGACCTGGATGATGATATGGCTGTGGCTGATAGAGTGGCGTGGTATTTCAATCATTGTGCAGAGGATGATATGAAACCCACCGTGACGGGATTGTCTAATGCTTTAGGTGTGTCCAGACAGACTCTGTATGACTGGTCCAAGGGTCGGCGGAGAGGTGAAAAATCTGACCGTGCTGACTTGATAAAAAGAGCCTATGACTTGCTGGCTGAGCTGTGGGAGGACTATATGCTCAACGGCAAGGTCAACCCGGTGTCCGGCATCTTCCTGGGGAAGAACCACTTCGGGTACACCGACAAGCAGGAAGTGACCCTGACCCCCGGCAAGCCCCTGGGCGAGGATGTCACGCCGGAGCAGCTGGAGGAGAAGTACGCCGATATTATTGTGGATGAGGTCGTTGAGGGAAAATCTGACGCCTGATCCGACAATATTTTGACCGCAAGGCAAAATTTTGACCGCAGGAAAAATTTGACCACCGCAAAATTTTGACCGCCTACCCCTGCCGGGTGGGC